AAAAAAATATTTAAAAAATTTTCACCTTTAAAAGTTTCGAAAGAAAGATCTCATCTCACAACGAGTGAAGAGGAAGAGGAAAAAGATATATTGGATGATATAAGAGAGATGGAAGAAATGGATGAGATAGAGAAGCCAGAGAAGAGAGAAAAGAAAAAAAATAAATTAAGTATTGTTGCTTTGAAACACGAAAGAGTTTTAGCTCACATGGAGGAAAACGTAAGAAAAGGTAAGAAGGCTAACTTGTATCGGGCTTTGCGTGCTGAAGGATATTCTGATAGTTATTCACGAAAAGGAGGAGTCGGTTTTACTAAAACATGGGAACAGTTACTTGTTGATAGGCTCGGTGATGATAAATTAACAAATGTCATGAGTGAATTGGTTGTTGCGAAGAAACTAGATTATATGCTTTTTAATTCGGAAGTTTCTGATGAAGATATTTATATTTTACTTGAAAGCGTTGGGTGTATTCCAAAAAAAATTATTCATGGTATGCAAGGAACCCATGTGTATTATTTTGCACCGGATCATAGAACAAGAAAAGATGCGATAGAATTAGCTGGCAAATGGAGAGGAAAAATGTTACCAGAGACGATTAAAGTTGAACAGACCGGTTTGCGCGCAATGTCAGATGCGGATCTAGCGCATTTAGTTATACAAGCACGAAAGAAGTTTCTTAAAAAAGACTAGTTATGCTTTTTATATATGGTATAATATTTAGTAATATATATTTGTTTCGTAGTCTGAAACAAAGACAGAATTTTAAATAAATCGCCCATATGGATAATCAATCTAATAAAAGAAAAGTAATCTTATATCAGATACTTTCTTTTTTAATTGATGTTGAAACTTTCGCATGGGACATCACAGAGTTATTTATTAAACCTATCAAATATGCTCGGTATTTGGTTTTAAAAAAGATACAAAATGAAAAATAAGAGATATAAGATATATATTGTTGAAGAAATTAAAGAGAATGAAGAACAAGTTGCACACGTGGTTTTTTCAACAAAAGTCGCCTATGACAAATATATGTCGGATTACGATAAAGCACTCAAAAGTAAGAAAATCAGTTTTGTTTTAAAAACGATCGAGACATACATTGAACTACCCCCTGCCTCAAGCGGTTTCAATGTTCCATTAAACCCAAAGTTTAATCTTGATATCTTACTCATTAAACAAAAAACGGATGCCTCTACGGTCAAAATTGAGGCTCAAAAAAAGCCAAAAACCGATAAAATGGTCAAAACTAACGATATTTCGAAAGAAATTGAAGATTTGGAAGGTATAAAATTTAAAAGAATAACTAAATAATTTTTATGGAAATATTGAAACCACAACCAAATAGTCAGATCGGAATATACGCAATTTCCAAACCAGTTAAAAAATATTCTGAAATTAAAAATCTATTACCTAAGTTTATTGAATTTGTGAACGAAGGAAAATTTAGGGATAAAGAAAAGGGATTTATTGGCGTGCATCATTCACAACTTGAGGAGAAACCTTTTAGTTTCTTTATTTTAAATAAGCAGTTGGTAGGTAGTGCAAAATCTAAACGTGGAACGAAAGACAATTACAATAATTTTTTCTTTCCATCCCAAGTAATTATAAATCCAGAGATACTCGAAGCACCGGAGAAGATAGATAGACAAGTTCCTAAGAGTAATATAGTCAGAGGAGAGAATGGACAAATACAAAGACTTATAACTTACAAGACTGAAAGTGTATCTAATAAAATATCTATAAAAGAAGGATGCATATCATTTCCTCATAAGGATGAGAAATATGTTGAAAGATATTTTAGAATTAAAGTTAGATATCAAATTGTTCGTAAATTGTTCGGTATTATTCCTCTTATGATTACAAAGATAGAATGGTGCGAAGGACTAAAAGCACATGCTTTTCAGCATGAAATAGATCATAGTAACGGAAAAAATATTTATTATGGTCCAAACAAAAGTTAAAAATAAAGAAGAAGCGCGTGCTATCTTGGAAGAAGAAGCACGCAGACTTACAGAGGAACGTTATCGATATTATGAACCATCCGGTAAGGGTGAAGAATTTATTGATGCTGTTGCAAGTGGAGATAATTTTATTGTTTTATATTCGGCCGCGAATGGAGTAGGAAAAACCGCAACATGTAGTAATATCTTAGCTCATTTCTTTTGGAATACAGGAGAAAATGATTATTTTAACGGTAAATTATTCAAAGAGTTTCCTTTCTCGAAAAGAGGACGTATCATTTCTACTCCTACAAATATTGAAAAGAACGTGATACCAGAAATGAAGTTTTGGTTTCCTAAAAATAGATATAAAACATCCAAAGGTAATAAAAAATTCGAAAGTATATGGAAAACTGATAGTGGTTGGGATTTCGATATTATGACTTATGAGCAATCAGTGGAAGAATTTGAGGGTGTAACACTTGGTTGGGCTTGGTTTGATGAACCTCCACCAGAGGCGATATTTAATGCCACAGTGGCTCGTATGAGGCGAGGAGGTATTATATTTATTGGTGCCACTCCTCTTGCCGGCTCGGCATATATGTATGATAAATTTGCGAAGGGAAAAATTGATATAGAAGTAAAATCAGAACAAACGGGAGCCTTAATGAGACATGAAAGAAAAATTGCGTATATCGAAGCGGATATTGAAAGTGCTTGCAGAGAACATGGATGTAGAGGACATTTGAAACATGCGGATATTATGAATATTATTGCTGAATATTCTGAAGATGAAAAGCAAGCGCGTATTTATGGTAAATTCCAGCATTTGGTTGGTATGATATTTAAGAATTTTGACAGAAATGTACATGTCATTGAACCTTTTAATATTGATTTAAGAAACTTTGCGGTCTACGAATTTTTAGATCCTCATCCTAGAAATCCAGATGCTTGTATGTGGGTTGCAGTTGATAAAAATAATATTAAATATGTTATTGATGAAATGTTTGTAAAAGTGAATGGAGAAGAAGAATTGGCCTCAAAGATTAAAAATAAGGCTACTCAATATAGGATTATTCAACGTATGTGTGATCCATCTGCATTTGTTCCGAATCAACATAGTGAAGATGGTAAAACGCTCGCAATGAAATTATCCGATTATGGTTTAACATATCTCGAAGCAACAAAGGCCCGTGCGATGTCGGACAGACGTATCACAAGTGCTTTAAATTACACTCAAATCAATGGATACATGCTTAAAGCGCCAGAAGTCTATATATTTTCAACATGCGAAAGAACTATTTTTGAGATAGAACATTATCGTTGGCAGGAATATACTGGGAAGAATGCAGATTTACACAGTCCAAAAGGTGTGCCAGTGGATAAAGATGATCACATGGTAGAAAATTTGGGTAGAGCTTTATATAATGAAATCTCTTTTGTTCCATATGTAAAACATACTTATCGAGGAGTGGGTCAAGAATTGGATCCTTATAATTAAAGTTATCAACAGTTGTGCATTTCTTTTTAATTTATGGTATAATAATCACAAATGATATTATTTAAAGTTTTACAAAAACAAATAGAATATCAAGGTTGCCCTATTGTAATTAGACAAATTGGAAGTAATGCTTTTGAATTTATTACTTGCATCAAAAATCAAATTTATTCTTCTCATATCGTAGCAAAGAAAGGATTTTTTAAATTAAATTATACTCAGAAACAAATATCGGATATTACTCAGTATATGATTGCAATGGCACAAACTACGATAGAAACAGTACTCAAGGGTGGTAGTGCAAAACTAAATAATGAACTAGAGAAAAAACCGATAGTATCGCCATATCATCAAAAAGGAGGAGTTTAGAATAAGTTTAGTATTGGTAATCGCCAAATCTTACAAATTAACAATTTAAGATATGGCAATTATAGACAAATTAAAAAAAGCGAAAAATAAAGTTATAGACGTAGCCTCAGATATCATGAGCGCTCCTGCGCGTATGAAGGCTAATACTCAGATGAAAAAGAACGCACAAAATGATGCGGATCTTAAACTTGTGAAAGAAACCAAAGGAGTAAGTATGAAAGGTCAAGATTATCATAATCCTATCTTCCGTGCGCGAGCAAATGTTGCCGTTTTGAAATATGATGCGGAACTTGAACGTAAAAAGATGGCAAATAAACCACAAACTAAAGATTATCAAACGGAATACGCAAAACGCATGAGTGGTAAATCTAATAGATTTTAATAATAAAAATATTATGGAAATAACAACAATGCACAGAATTAAAGGAGATAAAATGGATACAACTAAAAATGTCGATATGGATGAAAAAGTAATTATTTATACAACTATCAATTTTAATAATGAGCAATTTCCTGAAGTGGATGAAGCAGAAGTCGGTGAAAAAGTAATCATTATTCTTGAAGTTGAATGTATTGCTATTAGAAAAGGCAATGAATGGCAAGGAAGTACAACTGATAAAAAAGCACACGCGACTTACAAAATAACAAAAGTTGGGATGTGTGATATGGAAGAAGAAAATCCTATGGATACTTTTGAAGAAGATTATGCCCAAAAGAGATCAGATGGAAATAATAAAAAATAAATATATGCCACAAAATTTTGATAAATGTGTATCCGATGGAGGTAGAGTGATAACAAAGAATGTAAATGCTACACAATACATGCACATTTGTTATCCACGAGGAGGGGGCAGTGCGATTGCCGGGGAAGTTAGAACAAAGAAGAAATTGTCGTTTAGAAAGAAAAAAAATGCCTAAAATTAGGACAAAAAAGAATAAGAAAGAGATGGTGCAAAACTTATCCAAAAATGAGACTGTTTCTGATGGACAAGAAATTACCGATAAATCATTAGTTGAAGAAAATAAACTTAATTCCTCAAAAGATTTTTCTGAGATTATAAAGCAAATAGAACAAGAATATAGGCTTGGTTACTGGTTTATGAAACCTAAATGGGATGAATGGGGGTTGCGTTTGAAACTTTATAATAATCAAAAGAGAGATAAGGGCGCAGTTGGAGATCCTTTATTATTTACTATACATCAGACTGTATTGGCGTCTTTGTATGATGATAGACTTTCCGTAGAATTTACTCCTAGAGAGAATGGAGATGATGATATCTGTGAAAATCTTACCGATATGGCTGAATACGATTATGACGAGATGGAAAAAGATGTGGCAGATTATACTTGGGATTGGGATACTTCATTTTTTGGTAGAGGTTTAATCATGCTCATGGAGTTTGATAGAAAAAGAATGTGTCCAGTAATGGAGAATTGGTCTCCTATGACAACTATTCGCGATCCAAGAGCTAAATCGGTCAATGGAGATATGAGAGGAAGAGGTAGAGCAAGATTTTTGGGTAGAGAAATAAGAATGAATAAAACAGAACTTGAAGATGGAAAAATATATTTCAACATAGATAAATTAAAACCAGATAATACTGATGTTCAAAGTATTTCAGATAGAGCGGACCAATTACGTGCAGAGGCACAAGGATATTCGGATGTCTCTCGTTTTGTCGGAGAATTATCTGGAGATAGTGCTACTTATAGACTTTTAGAATGGTTTACATTTTATAAAGGTAAATTAGTTTTAGTTACTTTGGGAAATAGCAGAAAATTGGTGTTGAGATATACAGAATTTAAAACAAAAAAAATACCTATCATTGACCGTTCATTATACCCGGTATCACAAGATTGGGATGGAGTATCAATCCCTGACTTAGTTGAAGATAAACAACGTGCAAGGGCAAAATTGGCGAATTTAGGTATTAAAGTCGCGGAAGCAGGTTTGTATCCACGTTACCTATTTGATAGCACTAGAATCAAAAATAAAGCAGATTTAAACATAGAATTTAACAAGTATGTCGGCGTAGATGGCAATCCTGTCAATTCTATTACAGAAATACCAAGAAGTCATATAAGTACTGATGTTCAATATATTTTAAATACTCTCGATCAAGGTGCGCAGAAAGCGACAGCTACACCGGATATTCAACAAGGTGTATCTAGCGCAGAAAAAAGAACAGCAACGGAATTGAATTTACAATCAAATAAAGTAGACACAAGATATAGTCTATCAGCGAGAATATTTGGATGGTCAGAAAAGAGATTTTGGCAACAATGGTATGCTCTTTATAAAATATATTTTAAATCAGGAATTGATGAGAAAGTAATAAGACTTTCAGGAACTCTAGGTGCTACATTTAGACCATTGAGGAGAGAAAATATTATAGCTTTGGAAAACGATCCTGATGTAAAAATTGAAAGCAAAGTTGTCGCAGATGCAAAAAGATTCAATCTTTTACAACAATTTAGAGGATATTTACAATCATTAGTTTCGATTCCAACTGCCAATATAAGATTCGGTCTAAAATATATGGGTAAATTGACTGGATTAAAAAAAGACATAATAAATCAATTATTACCGCCAACTCCCGATGAATTACTCGCAGATGATGAAAATAAGATTCTTGAAAAGAACGGAATAGTAAATGTGAATACAAATGACGATCATTATATGCATCTTGAAATACATAATAAATTATCCGACACGCCTGCAAAATATGCTCATATGCAAGCTCATAAGAAAGCAATGATATTGTTAAAACAAAATCCAAACATTGTACCATCAAGACAAAGTGATATAAATCCTGTTCCACCGGGACAAGGAATAGGAGAAAAACCTTTGGCTAATCCGATAAAGACAATAGGAGCAAGTAAAATAACCGAATAATTATGAGTAAAAAAATCAAAAAAGTAATAATTGCACAGGTTTCCAAACCACTAAAATTTAAGGTTAAATCATTTGAATTTAATGATCCAAAAGAAAATGCAAGGATAAGAGTTGCTTTGCAAGGATTGGTGGTTAATCCCGGTTGGATAGTTTACAAACAAATAGTCGAAAAAAGTATCGAATATTTGGAAAAACAAATTTTAAGAAAGATAGGTTTGGGAGAAGATGGAAAGGTAAAACAACTTACAAATGATGAAGTAGATATTTTAAGACAGAAATATGAGGTGTACATTGAGATGTTAGAGAAACCAGACAGTCTTATAATAGATTTGACACCAAAAAATACCAAAATAGTGGAAGAAAGAGAAAACAACGATCCGTATAATTAACAGTTCTTTGAAAATTTAATAAGTTGCCGGTGGTTCGGAGGGGCTGGTTTCGTTTGAGACTAGCTGTTAAAGGTTTTTCTCACAAGGGGTTTGGCGATTTCCTTTGAGAAGCCAGTCCGTCCGAGCCACTAGCTCGTCAAATATAATAGTCGTTATATTTGATTTTAATCGCAAGCCGTCCAACAAATAGTTTTTAAACCCCATTTTCTATCTTGTTGAGGGCTATAAAAATAATTATGGGAGAGAATGACAACGACAACAAGGACGAAAAAGTCCTTGAAGCCGATAAAGGTGCCGAAAACCTAGACAATAAGTCTAAAAACGGCGCAGGTGATGAAGATAAGGGCGATCATTCATCTGACGATAACAAAGATGGTAAAGGAG